TCGCCGGTCTGCGGCAACCACGGCCAGCCGGTGATCGATGCCGAGATGCAGATCTGCGTGACGTGCCGCGGTCCGTTGTCGTCGGCGGACGGCCGCGAACCGCCGCCGAACGCGTTGATCGACGGCTCGAAATCGATCGACCCCATGAAGGGGAATGCGGTGTTGGCCGCGTTGGCGACCATCGGCGCATTCGGGGAAGTGTTCGCCGGACGATGCAGATCGAAGGCGGTGAATTCCTCGTCGTCGAAAAAGTTGGCGGTGGCCCGGTCAACCTCTTTGAGCATGTCGTCCCAGGCCACCGCCCTTTACCTCAAGCCGCATCGATCGCCGCGACGATCTCGGCCTTGGTATCGCTGGACGCGACCTTGACACCGCGGCGCTTGGCCTCGGCCAGCAATTCGTCCTTCGTCATCGCCGCGAGATCGGGCGCGGCATCCTCCGACGGCGCGGCACGAGATTGACCCGCCTTGAGAAATTTCCCGTCGTAGAAGCCGGAAGTCGTCACCATAGGCATCCGAGCCATCCTCCTGGTCTTGCGCTGATGTGAAACGATCGGCGGCGCAAACCGCCGATCGGCGTTGCGTCCGGCGTGTCGGCCGGATTACTGCGCCCGGCCGCGAAGGAGCATTTCCGGGCGGGTGGCGACGAACAGCGGATAGCTGTAGATTTCCGCTCGATCCCATTCATCGCGGCCCGACTTGTCCTCCAGCATCAGGCCGACATACTCGCGGCCGCGCTGGTTGACATAGGGCTTGAACTCCGATGCCGGCGCGAAGCCCACCTTGAAGGCGCCGCGGGCGCCGATCGGGAAGAACCGCGCCTTCTCGGTGCCGATGGCGATGGTTGAGCCGTCGTCGGTGCCCTGGTAGTTGATGAAGGTGATGCCCTCGATCTTGATCGCCGAATAGCCTTCGATATCTTCCAGTTCCGGGGCGCGCTCGGTACCGATCTTGGTCTCCTTGATCTGTGGATGGTTGACCAGCAGATCGAAGAAGGTGTCGCCGACCAGCGCCCCGACGCGGGTGGTCGGCGTCCAGACGCCCTTGGCGGCCTTTTGCATAGCGCGCTTCACATCGCGGCACTTCTTGCGCACGTCGGTGGTATCGACGTTCAGAGCGAAATTGACCTCCGCCGGCTCGGCGATGCCCCATTCGACGTACCAGTCGTAAATGACAGTCACACCATCGGCGTCGAGCACCTTGCCCTGGATCGCGCCGAAGCGCATGTGCTCCCAGGTCAGCTCCAGATCGTCGAGGATCTGCGCCGTGCGGTCGCTGACCTCCTCGGCGATGTCCTTCGTCTGCATGTCGAAGGGCAGCGCCAGAACCCCGGCGAGTTCGATCGCGTAGATCGTCGATCCCTTGGCGAGGCGGACCGCGTCGAACGTCCGCACCCGCGCGCCCTTCGGGATCAACTCCTCCGGCGGAGCACCGTTTTCGGATGTCGGGATCAGCGTCAGCGTCCGGTTCCTGTCGGCGATCGCGATGGTGCGGGAGCGCGAATAGATCGGCTCGAACAGGCCGAGCGAGCCGAGCAGTTCCGGCTTGAAGTCGACCTTTTCCACGATCTCCTCGTGGAATTCGATCGCGCCCCAGGCGTTCTGCTCGAAGATGTCGGTGACTAGTGCCATCGGTTCAGCCCTCCTTAGCGGCCGACAATGCCGGACGCGGCCAGGGAGGCGAGCGCGGCGGTTTTCTGGTTGTCCGTCACGCCGGTGGCCCAGACGAGGACGTCGGCATGAACTTCGCTGTCGCGCACCGTGGCGGTGCGGCGCACATCGGCGGCGGTGGCGTCGCAGCCTTCGTAGAGGATCGCCGCGGCGGTCTCGCTGCCGTCGGCGGCAGCCGGATTGAACGGCGTGTATTTGCCGGACCCCGCCGCCACGGTGATCGTGAACGCGTCGCCCACGACGAAGTCCGTCGCGCCGTCGTTGATCACGAACTGGATGTCGTCGGCGAAGTTGGCGCCGACCGCGATGTCGCCGATGACGTTTCCGTCCGGATCCTCGACCCGGAACGTGCCGCCATTCACTGCCGCTGCGATCGCCGTCGCCGTATAGGCCCCCACCTTGGCGCCCGGCAGAACCGGCGTCGTCGCGTCCATGGTGATGGTCCCGGTGCCCGTGCCGGCAAAGGCGGTCGCGGCCGTGGTCCCGCGCACCAGTCGTCCGAGGACGGCCCCCGGCTTGAGGATTCCCGCGCCGCTGGCGATCACGACCTGTTCGCGCGAGCGATAGCCGCTGGCCTCGGAAACGATGTAGTGGGCCGTCCGGAAACGGTCCTCGGTGAGAATCTGTGGCATGTCCGAAATCTCCCCTTAACGGCGCTTGTTGGTGCGGGCGACGGCGGCGGCCAGAACGGCCTTGTCGCCCTTCTTCAGGCGAGAACCGCCGCCGGGCTGTGTGATGCCGCCGGCGCCCATCCGTGCGCGGCCATATTCAGCGGCGCTCAGGTCTCCAGATTCGTCCTCGGCCTTGGGCGCTGCGGCAAGGATCGCCTTGGCCTTTTCCGCATCGACGCCCGCAGCGCCGAGCGCCTCGGCTTGTGCCTCGCGGCCCTTCGCCTCCTCCAGCGCCATGATGGCGTCGGCATTGGCGCGTTCCGCTTTCTCGGCGCGGAGCTCTTCGAGTTCCTTCGTCATGGCGGCGGCCGAGTCGGCGTCCTTGCCGGATTTCATCTCGGCTTCCAGCTCTGCGACTTTGGCGGCGAGAGCGTCCGCCCGTTCTTTATCCGTCGGCATGGAATTCTCCTCTTGATGCCGGGCTGCGGCGGACGCGGAGGTCCGTTTATCGACGTCAGGAAGACGCCAATCCTTCTTCTTCGCCAGCGCGACGAGGCGCTTGGGCGCGTGCGCGAGAACGCGATAGTCGAACGCCGCGACCGGTTCGGCCTTCCGCTCGGTGGTCTCGTCGGCGAAACCTGCCTCGACCGCCTGGGTCGGCGTAAACCAGCTTTCGGCCTTCATGATTTCGCGGCATTCGTCGACGGACTTGCCGGACTTGTCGGCATAGACCCTGGCATAGGAGGTCGAGAGCGCTTCAAGCATCTCGATCGATTTCGAATGTTCCGCCGAATTCCCCCAGGTGAAACTCGCCGGATCATGGATCATCAGGACGGAACCGGCGGACATCGTGACCATCGCACCGGCCATGGCAATCAATGAGGCCGCCGACATCGCGATGCCTTCGACCACGACGTCGGTCGACCCGGATCTGGCCTGGAACAGCGCGTGGATCGCGGCGCCTTCCGATGCCACGCCGCCGGGCGAATTGATGTGCACCGTCAGATCGGACTCATCGTCGATCTGCGCCAGCGCCAGCACGACATCCGATGAAGTGAAATGATCATCGAAGTAATAGTCGCCGACATAGCCGGAGAGCCGAAGCTTTCCGTCTTCCAGAATCGCAGCCATTGGAAAAACCTCAGTAGCTCGGGCGGAACCGCACCGATTTGGCGAAGCGCGTGCGCGGTTTGCCGTTCTTCGCGTCGCAGGCGGCGGCAAGTCGGGCCAGCTCCTGGTCGAGCGCCGCGATGTCGGCCTTGCCGAAGCGCACCCGCCGACTCGAGACCGGCGACCGCACTTCGATTTCCTCGGTCCGCTGCCCGGCGACGAATTGCAGTCGCACGGCATACATCGCCTGCCACAGCGCGCAGGGATCGTCCGGATCGACCGTCGCCGCTCCGATCTTGATCGGATCAGCCACGAACTGGCTCCGGGTTTTCCTCCGTCACCGGCCGCGCCAGCGCCGCGTCGATCGGCAGATAGGGATCGTCCATATCGAGACCCTCGTACAGCCTGATGTCGGCGGCACGCATTGCCGCGATGTCCTGCGGATCATAGCCGACGGCGGCGCTCTCGATCGCCAGCGACGAGGTTCGGTTGCCGAGCCGCTCGGTCGCCGCCTTGGCGCTCTTCAGGTCGTCGGCGGTCGGCGGCGGCGGCCCGACCCATTCGGCCCAGCTCGCCTTGTCGCGGTTCGCCATGAACGCCGCCACCCCGCCCTTGAACGGGATTCTGCCTTCGACGACGCTCTCTGTCAGCCATGCCTCGTAGTAGGTCTGGCAGGCCGGGGCCGCGATCCGCTCGCGGCGGCGCATTACCACCGGCCAGATCGAGGCATTCTCCATCCGCACCGAGGAATAGGTCGCCCGGCTGTGATCCAGCGTGAAGGACGAGAACGTCACGCCGATGCACCGCGCCATGATCCGCTGCAGATTCATCGACAGCGGCATATAATGCTGGCCGGGCGTCGCCGGCGTGTGCATCTCGTATTTCGAGCCCGGCGGCAGATGGTTGATCTGGCTGTCGCCCAGCGCGAACGAGTTCTCCCGCGCCGCGTCGAGCTGCGACATCACCGCGCCGTAAAAATCCGCCGCCAGTTCCCGGCCGATCGGCAAGCCGGTCGACGGATCAACGAAATCCGACAAGGTCTCCAGCGCCTCGAACGCCGCCGCGCTCGGCTCCGGACTGGTCAGCGTCTGCGCCATGATCGTCTGCAGCACCGCCGTCTGCAGCGTAGCGTCGTCGAGCTTTTCCGACATCGCCCAGGTTTTCATGACCGGCGCGAGCTGCGAAATGCCGCGCACGTCGTCGAAGTCGTTCGGATCGTAGAGGTGGTAAAACAGCGCCGATCCGAACCGGTCCCGCGCCGGATAGTCCCGCGTCGTCGCGATGCCGTCCCGCCGTTCGCGGACGCGGTAAGCTTGCGGCCGCCCATCCGCGTTGTGGATGACGCCCTGGAACAGTCCCTCGAATTCCCGGGTGTCCCGCACCAGATTCACCGGCGACGTCGCCGCGATCTTGAGGCCGGTGCGAACGTTGTTCTGCCGGCGCTTTCCCGCCGGCCAGTAATCCAGCGCTCCGCAGATCTCGCCGAAGCCGATGAAGTGCCCGAGCGAGATGTCCACCATCTGCGGAATCGTGAACTTGCCGCGCAGATCGCACTCCGCCGGGCTCCACGCCCACTGCCGCCATTCCTTCTCGACCAGCCGCTTCCAGGCGCTGCGCTCTTCGTCCGTCCAGCCGAGACTTTCGACATCCGGCTGCGCGTTCAGCTTCAGCTCGATCCCGACCGTATCCGCCTTGACCTGGTCGACGGCGCCTTTCAGGCGGCCCGAATTCTGGATGAAGTCGGCGGCCAGCGCCGCCGCCCGATCCCAGGCCCAACGAATGTCCTGCCGGCTGTCCGGCAGCGACGTGATGCGGGCGCCCAGCACCTGACTGCTGGTATCGCGCAGATAGCGCATCTGCGGATGTGACCGGGCCGGGACAGGCGCTGACGGAAACGCGATGGTCCCCGCCGCGACGCGCACCCTTGGCTTGGTCATCGTTTCCGCCATTGCTGCCTTCTTTGCGCGAACAGGCTCTCTGGAGTGCCGGAAGACGAGCCGTCCGGCACGGGAGCTGATGTGTCAGGAATCGCCGCGGCTGGTTCGGATTTGACGGGCTTCGCAGCGCGACGCGGTCCCAGCAGCGTATCCTCGAGGTCGAGCTGGACGTCGGTGGGCGGAACCTCGCGCTCGGCTTCGTAGCGGTCCCAGATCGCATCCGGCAGACCGCGCAGCCCAAGCTTGATCGCCGCCGCCTCGGCCTGCAGATGCGTGTCGAGGCCCTCGTTGGCCTGGCTCGGGTCCTTCACCCATTCATAGACGGTGAACCCGGCCTTGTTCTTCTTCGGGCGCCGGCTTTCTGCGGTCAGTTGCCGCCAGAACTCGTCCTCGAGCCCGGTCGGCAGCCCGACATAGCCCCGCGCCGCCGGATCATCCTTCGGCAACTGACGATACAGCGCCATTTTCAGGATGCTGGTCGCGAAATTGTAGAACCGCTTGGAATAGCGGACGAGCTTGCCCTTGGCGTTGCGCTCGCGTTGGACCTGTTGGATCAGCGGCGCGGTCTCCGCGCCGACGCCGCGCACCATGATGACCCGGCTGGCCGGCCAGCGGCGGACCCACTCCCAGACGTCCTCGGTATAGGCGTTACCGTCGATCGCTGCGAGGTCGGCCGCAAGGCGGTGCCCATAGGCGTTGAGCCAGCGCTGTTCGAGCAGCCCGTCCAGCTTCTCCCGGCATCCCTGTTCGGAGATGTGCCCAGGAATGACGCCGGCATCGATGATCCAGCGATGCTTCTCCCGTCCCCACCCGACGACCTGCCACTCGACCCGGTCGCCCTGGCAATCGATACCCAGGGTCAGCACCAACGCGCCGGGTGGAACCCGACCCCTCGGGTGGTCCGATGCCGAGGCCCGGTCGCGCAGCGTCTCCCAGGACGGAGCCTCGCCCAGCGTCTTGTAGGCGCGGCCGAGCGTGTCGTTGAAGAACGTCTGTTCGGAGGCAGGATCGCCGCGCGCCGCGATCCATTCCCTTACGATCCGCTCGAAGCTCTGCAGGTACGAATAGGCCGACCACAGGTCGAAGGAGCGGTGTTCGCGCCTGGCCTTCGGATTGTCCGCCCGCCAGACGCCGCGCGGCAGCATTTGCGAGCGGTGATGTTCGTGGATCTCGCAGCCGCACTCGACGCAGGTGAAGTGCGCGTCTTCCGGCTTCTCCTCGTCGAGATCGGCTAGCATGC